AACAGAAAAATCAGATGAAATTATTTTTAATGGTAAATCAAAAAATAATCTAGATCACGAAACTTTTGTTTTAACAAAAGATTTTAGAGAACCCTTTTATAGTGGGGATGATGTAAAATTTAATTTTTGTAAAACTGCTAGAAAACCTTATGATCTTGCAGTTTGGCATTTGTTAACATTTGTTAAAATGATTGCCCCCAACTCAATAGATATAAGACGAGATGGTTGGTATAATGGAAGAAAGGAGAACGATTAAAATGTTTGTAGATAATTTAAGACTAGATGTAATCGCAACATATGAAAACCACGAACAAGATCATTTTAATTGTAGTGTGTGGGAGAGTGCGATTAAATCAGAAAAAAAACTTATTGATTACATTAAAGAACAATTAAGACACAAAGACTTAGTTAAATTGTCGTTATGTTGGTTGTGTGATGAAAATGTAGTAAATAAATATAAAACAATTCAAGATAGTATTAAAAAGAATGCAAAATATTATTTTGAAAATGGAAAGGAGATAAAATGACAAAAAATAAAAATGAGTGGGAGTGGGAAAGTCTTAAAATTGAGATTAAAGACCCACAAGGAAAAATACACACTTTAAATAGTGGAGATCTAGGGGACTTTTGTTTAAGTGCCTTATTTGATGAAATAACGACATATGTAAAAGAAAGAAAGGGGGTTTTAAAATGAAAAAATATAGTTTTGTTTTTTGGTGTGGTTATGTGTCGAATGAAGATGGAAAACCATCAATTCAACATGTAACAGAAAAAGATATTTCAGAAGATAATGGTTTTTTTAATGAAGATATCAAAGAAATTAAAGATCTTTCTGTAGGACAGAAACACGACATTCATGGAATACTAGAGTCAATGAGTGTTTATAGATATAACTAGAAAGGAGAAAATAAAAATGAAACATAAGATAACTTTAACAACTGAGGAGTGTTTTGAGGTTGTTGATATATTGAGTTTACATATTCAACGAAAGAATGTGGATAAGGACTTATTATCGGCATATAAGAAGTTAAATGTCAAAATACCTAATGTTGACAAGTCTAAAATAAACTTTGATTATGTTATTAAGGATTTTGAACCGAGAAAATGAAAAAACACAACATGTTGTGTCCAAGCTCTTGGACACAACTCCAGGTGGTGTTGAAAAATTATGCTTGATAATATAATTTATGGGATTATAAATGATAGAAAAAATGAAAAAAAATTTACCAACTCAAGATAATGTAAAAAGGCTCATGGAACAAACTTTAAGAAATATCTTGAGTTGTGTAGGTGGAGTGTACTATAATAAATATAAGTTAAGGTTAGAAAGAAAGAAAAAAAGAAAGGAAATAAAATGATAGACTATAATTTAATCTTATATATCGGTTTGTTCTTACTGATTTTCGGATTTATCTTTTTTGTAGTGTCGGAGATAAGGATCAGACAGATAGATAAGGAGTTGTTTAGACAAGAACAATTACATAAATCGTTTATGAAAGCAAAAAAGGAGGGAAGATGAAAATAAATCATAAGAAAGTAGAACAATTAAAATCTTTCAATGGTGTCAAGTTACGAGGAAATGAAACTTTTGATGAATTACTTGAGATTGAGAAAAAGAATATGTTGAAAGGCACAATTATTTGTAAGGCTAAAAAGTGTAACAAATATCTTTACAAAAACCAGAGTAATATAAATCCGAAATATTGTATGGATTGTTTATAGAAAGGAGGGAGAATGCAGACAGATAATAAAGTTTTTACAGATGTTGAAATCTTAAAGGCATTAAATAATATCAAAGATATTATAGATTCACAGAGAGAACTAAATCATATCATCGATAAGAGATTAAAAAATCTAGAGAATTTAGTTTTTAAGAAGAAATAAATCAATCTGGTGTCTTGGGTGCTATTATTATCTTATCCCTCGTGGGTTTGAAGACGACACGAATAGCACTCTGACCGATTATATTAGACTCCTGTACCTCTATTCTCTTGATCTCCTCGAGATGACCATTGACCTCCATGAAGATACGAGCATTGGAAACTCCGTTTCCCCTCTTGCCATCGGTAAATTGATCCAAGTATTCCTGTAGATGTTTGACAAACATTGTTGACTTTATAGGATAGTTACCTTAAAAAGTCAATTATGGGCGTACCAAAGAGATTAACAGAGATGCAACAAAGATTTGCTGAATTCCTGGTTTTCGGTGACGAAAATGGTCCGATGACTAAGACGGAGGCAGCACTCAAGGCGGGTTATTCACCGAAAAGAGCAAGACAGGAGGGGTCTGAGCTTACCAATCCGAAGCTCTCACCATTAGTGGTAAAACATATCGGAGAATTAAAGGAGGAGAGATTGAGAAAACACGAGGTCACCTATGAGGGTCATGTTGCAGAACTCGCAAGATTGAGAGAGGCAGCACTCAAGAAAGGAAGTTTCTCATCGGCAGTAAATGCCGAGGCGAACAGGGGGAAGGCAGCAGGATTATATATCGACAGAAAGATAATAAAGACCGGAAAACTGGAGGACATGTCGGAACAGGAATTAGAGATGAAAATGAAACAGATCCTAGAAGACTACTCGCAGATAATAGATGTCACTCCCAAGACTATAACCTCTGAATCTTCTTCACCCAAGCCCGAGGAATCATCGTCCGATCCCCAAAAGTAATACCATCATCATCCTTATCATAACTTGCAAAAAGTTTAACGGATTTATCGTCCTTGGAATATAACCACCCTTCATTAACAGGTCGTGCTAACTTCATCCTATCAAACTCTTTATCGGTAGCCCAGCCAGAGTCACTGACACAATCGATCCACTCCACTCTGACTCTCGGATAAGGTATCTCGGGAGAGCTTTCAGTTGCGATTCTTTTTCGTCTTTTCCTAGGCATGAAACCTATCTACCATATGCAGCGTAAATCGTCTAGTTGCCATATTTGTGCCACAATTATAAATTCGACACCTAAATAAGTAAAAAAATTTTTCTTGCGCTAAAAAATAAAAAAAACCTGAAAGGTATCGCAAATGCCAAAATCAAGCTATAAGCGTTGGTACATAAGGCTTATTTTTCGACACCCCCCCCCTCGCAAGGGTATCGCAAGGGTATCGCAAGTGTCGAATTTTTAGGGGTAAAAAGAGAACAAACACATGTTACCTCGGATTTGCGACACCTTTGCGACACCCAATCGACACCCATTCGACACCCTAGGTGTCGAATTATAATATCTCTTTTGCCTTTTTTTCGCCATAATATTTCCTTAATGCTGCCAACTTTCCCTCGGCCTCTGAAATCTTTAGTAACAATCTGTCAACCTCTCCAGTGATATCCGTATGTTCCGGGATCACAAGTCCATGATCCGTGATGCAATTGATCTTGTAGTGTGCGTCCTCGATATCGGCCTCGTATCTCTTCAACATCGTCCTGAATAGCTCATCATTCATCGCTCCACCTCCTCATGATTATCTTGCCATGCTCATCCTCGTACAGGATCCATGACTTGTAGCCATCAAAGTAATAGCCATGTATTTTTCTTTTTACTTTCATAGTTCCTCCTTAATATATCTTTTAAGTTCTTTGTCCTGAACATTATCAGGTATCTCGTTCTTAAAGAATATCCTGTAGCTGTCACTGCCATACTTACCGATACCAAATAATTCTGTTGCATCTTTACCATCCCAATTTATAAAATCACAGGTCATTCGCCATATCCTGTTTGCCCTGACATTCTTCATGCCGAGATCTTTTAACATCTCTGCGATGGTGTCTGTGTTCGATAATAATAATTTCCATGCGTTAGGAAATCTCTGAAAGAATTCTGGTAATACCTTCTTGACCTTCTTGCGTCCCGTCTGATTGAGACAGATGACAGCCACCATGTGCTGCCACTCACCCTCTATCTGTTGCTGCACCATGAGATCATCTCTCATCTGATAGCACCTTTTTAATTGCTAGTCCGAACTCTCTTGCGATTTGTGGGACGATTGCGTTTCCGAGAGTTTTGATTCTGTTGGCTCTGTCTTTGTCCATGACTCTGGAAATCCCATCAGGAATTCCACAAAGGTCGGATTCAATTTGCCACCAGGTTTTTTGTTCTTGTATTCCATTAGTGCGTCCAGTCTCACCCCGTATTTCGTCCCCGTCGTGTTGCTCTGACGATAGTATTTGCCGTCCTTCTCCTTTATCGTTCCGCTGCCCCCCTTGTAATCCCTCGTGCTCGGTGTCGGATACATCTGTTTCTCCTTCTCCAGATACAGCATCGCGTCCGATAGTTTCGATCCGTACGTTATCCCTGATCCCTTCCTCCTCGACACGAAACCTCCAGACTTTGTTCTCTCCACCAGGTGGGATTGTTCTCCCCCCTCCTCGCAAACCACTGTTGGTGTCGGATACATCTTCACTGCTGCCGTCAGATTGTGTTGGGCTGCAGCCTTCATTCCTTTTCTCTTGATCAGTGTCTCTGGGTTCTCCTGTCCCGATGATCTCGGTGTCGGATACATTCTCTTCTCCTCTTCTTGAACTGCTACTGTCAACGGTGTCCCTCCTTGTTTGTACTTCTTTGTTCTCTCCGATGCTGAGTCTTGTGTGGGTGTTGGATACATCTTCATCGTTTCTGGATCCACTTGTTCTCGTAGATTCGATGGTTTCGTTCTGCCCTTCCTGTGACCCTCCATGATCTTTTTCGTCCCTGCAGCGCTTCTCGGCGGCAAGTAATCCATTGTGTTGGGAGTGGCCCACAATCCAGACTCTGT